CAGGCCCAGAATCCTTTCCATAAGCAGCACTACCACCACCAGCAGGAACAGAAAATCCATGAGTATGTGTATCAGAACCACCTAATTGACCAGTTCCACCATTAATGCTCCGGACAGTTCTTCCTGCTGTTCCTGCAACGAAAGTATATCCAGCAGGACATGGGCCACTAAAGTAAAGCATTGCTCCAGCAGGAACTCCAGCTCCAGTAGCTAATGGGACTCCATTGATGTAGATACCTTGAGCATTAATGGTTCCTGGCCCCATATCTGCAATAGGCCCAACAATCCACCCACCACCAACTACTTGAATCCAAGGTGCAATATTCCACTGTTGAGCACCAACAGGCATCCTTGCAATCGGAACATTACCAGATGCTAAAGCAGAAGCATTAAGAGAAGTTAATGCAGAGCCATTTACTCCAAATACTACTGCCGCTCCATTAGATTGAAGGAAAGTATTAGCAGCTCCTAAAGCTAAAGAAGCTCCAGTTCCTCCTCTAGTTAATGCAAGGATACCAGAAGTAACATCTCCAGCATTAAGAGCTACTCCTGACATTGTGCCGCCAGTAATAGCAACAGCATTACTATTCTGGGCGGCCATAGTTCCTAGAGTTAGAACAGTAGAACCTGTTCCGCCTCCAGCAGCAGCTATTACTAGATTATTCCAAACAGCACCATCCCAAACTTGGAAGGTATTAGTTGGAACATTCCATCTCTTAGCACCAACAGGCAGATTAGTGCCCGGATTCATAGTTAATACATCAACGTCCCTTGCTTTAACTTCAGCAAGGAAGTCAACGTATAGAGATGTTAAGAGTGGATTATTCCAATTAGCCATTGTTCACCTAGACCGCTGTGTCAATTCCACCTAAAGCGTTCCAGAGAGTATTAATCTGGGCTTCTAAGTCAATGTCCAAAATAGAACACTGAGCAATTTGAGTTACTTCATCGTAAGTAGTAGTAATAACTACGTTAACTCCCATTACTACTTGTGGACCAGCTTGAACCGTTGCCTGAACAGGAGTTAATACTACCTGTTTAGCATACTGCGCTCGTTCAGCATGAAATGGAGTAGCTAATGGTTCAGCTAATACCACTCCAGCAGCTTGAGCTAACATTGCCGTAACGCGCTCCATAAAGCCGACGTTACGAGTAAGAGCCATTTGTTTTGTAGAAGTTTCAGCAGCCATTTGCTCTCCTTAAACCGTTTCGTAAGTTCCAGTAATCCACATTCTCATACCAGTAGTCCAAGTCCAAGGAAAACCTTGAGCAACTAAACCATTACTAGGACTACTAGGGCTAGGAGATTGAATACCAACAGAATTTGCAACTCCGTAATGATAATTACCCGGAATTGCCGAACCCGTCATATACAATCCACCAGTAGCCATATTTACAACACCGTTAACATTGTAAAGTTGGAGTGGAAATCCGGATGGTAATGTAAATGCCCAATAACTAGCTGGAAAGACAGTAGTTGTTCCAACAACAAACTCAATGTAGTAATGAACAGTCTTTCCAATTACTGTGAATTTACCAGCTAATAACCCATCTCCAATTACTCCGTCAGCTGTTCCACCATAAGTTTTCCAAGCTGGGGTAAACGCTGACCAAAACCCCATGAAATTGGTATAATTGTATGAAACTATTGCACCAGCTAATGTTATATTACCAGCAAAGACGGCATTACCATTAGGGCCACCATCGAGTCTAAATGTATAATTAACTGGAGTTCCAGTTCCTTCTCCATTAGAGTTCATGAAATAGAGGCTATCTCCACTAGCTCCTATTCCCCAAGCGTAATTATAAACACCCCATTTTATGACAGAGCCAAGTGCGAGTTGAATTCCTCTACTCCAAGTAGAAGAAGTCCATGGGTCGCCACCTGAGCTTATATTAAGTTTTGCATATTGATATTGAGAGGTTGCATCAGGATAACCGACTCCTACTTTACCTCCTGCTGGTTGTAGGAGTAAATTATAAGTAGTAGTAAGACCGTCTAATCTCTGAACTTGAACCCAAGAATCTCCTGAATTAGAATTCCCAACTAACATCCCATAAAGAGAGCCGGGGTCTAATACAAATAGATTAACTCCATTATTACTTCCTAGAGTTGGCCCATTTGCATTTGCAAGATTCTTAGATACTACCCTAGTTGAAAATAAGGTAAAGTTACCTAAATTTACATTTGCAGTTGCTCCATTATAAGGAACAAATCCACCACCGCCAATCAATCCATCTACATAAGCCTTATTAACTGTATCTCCCGGAAGCGTAGGAGTTCCAATAGGAAGATGATTCCAAGCCGTAGATGGATTCTCAGGAGTAGCAGCAACCTCCCAGATATTAGTTAATTGATTCCATCTAACGAAAGCCATTAGATAACGCCCCGAACTTTCCAGTTAAAGTTGCAGGTTACTCTATTACCTGCTGCATCATAAGCAAAGACTTTGAATGATGTTCCTGTTACTTCATCGAATACTAATGTAACAGGTTGAACAGTATCAGAAGTCATTGTAACTGAATTGACTCCTAAGAATACTTTATTCAGAGGAATCAACGTTCCATTCAAATCAGTTGCAATCGCTACTCCTGCACCTGAGTCTAATGTTAACTGAGTCGAGATAGAGACTTTAAGACCAGTAATGAATCCTAAATCTAAATCATTAACATTAGTAAACGTCCACCGAACCTTTACATATCTAATCGAGGAAGCAAGAACAGCAGGTCCAGGAGCAAAAGGAGTATAAGTGATATCATCAGTCGAGTATGAAATTTCTGTTCCAAAGAGTGTTGTCCCAATTAGTTGAAAGCTAGAGAATCCAACAACTATCGTTACATCATTATAGATGTTAACGAAGTCGAACTTTTCCTCATAATAACCATTAGCAACCGTTGGCTGAATATAGTATGGATAACCAGCGTTAATCTGGTCTTGAATTGTATTCCATCCTTGTGATGTAAAGTGAGTTTCCCAAGTCTTTACATCATCAAGAGGTCCATATACCCCATCAGCAGCGTTATAAAATCCCCTCTTTGTTCTTACATAAATCCCATTCAGATTAGCAGGGAATGAGTTAATGAAGAACAAATCAATCGGGTCATCTAAATCTAGCTCAAGAGCGGCTGATAAGTCACTAAGATTACCAACAATATCAACAGCCTGAACCGTAAATTCATAAGTTCCAGCAATCAAGACTGAAGCGACAAAGAAGTTTGAGTCAATCTGAGCAATTTGAACGCCGTCTTGAAAGACATTGTAGAATCTAACTCTCCAAGTAGAAACCGGCGCGGCCCAACTCAATAGTGCCGAATTAGCAATAGCAGTTCCAGTTAAAGCCGGCCCCGGTATCTGTGGAACAACTAATACTGCACTCTGCGCATTAACTGATTCCTGCCCTGAGAAGTTAATTCCTTTAACTAAGAAAGTATGGCTTCCAGTAGTTAAATCAAGAACAATCGGGTCCATATTCGCTACAGTAGTAGCTGTAGTTAATACGAACTCAGCAGTAGACCAAACTGTTCCCTTCCTAATTTCATATCCTACTGCATTTAGAGCAGGTAGCCAAGTAGCTCTAAGATTAGTAGGAAATGCCTCTAATGTAAACCCAGTTACATCAGCTGGAAGTCCACGTTGAAAGCCATCTAAACCCGGAATATCTCCAGATGGAGGAAATACCTCTCCATAGACTTCGTATAAGTCATCAACTAGAAGCTGTAAAGCCTGATACAGCTTCGGGTCGTTCTGACTTACACTTCTTATTAAGTTACTAATCGTGCCCTGATTCTTATTCGACACGAGACTTCCATTTCGGTTTCATTTCTACAATTAGAGAGTAGAGAATGAAATGGTCGCCAGCATTATTGACTGTTCCTAATCGGACAGTCATCTTTTCATTCATAAAGTTAATCTTACGAGAGAACTCTCTACCAGGCGATAGACTTAATGCGAAAGCATTATTAATAGTTTGTGGCAGGGCACCATCTTCTCCAGCAATAAAGAGGTCTAATTGACCAACTCCCCAGATTCGGAAATGAAGTTTCGCAAAATGATGAACCCAACCTGCCATTAACTGTTGTGGTCCGAAATGGACGAAAGAATCAATCTTAAACCCATTATCAAGATACGAAGTCTGACTCTGTTCGTGAATGTCTCCATCCATTGAGCCATATTTGAAGGTAGCCGCTCCACCTAAATCAACATCTACGAGAATAGAGCTTGGCCTTTGTTGAAAGGTGCTAATAGTCCAGCGAACCTTCTTTGCATCTACTAACGCATAGTTAGAAACTGCGTCTGAGAAGTAAGCTGTTAATAAATGACTAATCTCCGTAGCGCCATCAAGAGGCACGGCAGCATAGAGAATTTGATTCTCAGCATCTAATGCAAGCTGAACTTTATTAAAGACATTTCGATTGATTCGCTTCCAAATATCTGCAATGTTATAAGTAAATTCATTTCTCTTATAGAGTGCAGACTCGAATAAGAAGATACCTGCGCCGTCCGCCTGAAAGAATCTCTCAGTAGTTCCGCCTTTAGCGTCGATGAATTGAGCGATACCAAAGCATTGAGTTCCAATACCTGGGTCTAATGAATCCACAGGCCAATCAGATGGATTCTCTAAGACTCCTTGAGCAATATAACTTCTATTGCCCTTCGTTATTATCATGGAATTACGGAATTGAAGCCCATTAGTGCATCCAGATTGAGCATCTGATGGGTCAATTATAAGTCTGCTCGTAGCAGTATCAAATGATTCATAATCTCTCTGTTTACTAGAGAGAACTGAATGAGCCTGAGCAGCAAATCCACCGACTGTTAATCGGTCCTGATAAGAAAAGATAAAAGTCCCGGCAGGGATGGTCGGCATCAAATCGAATAAGTAGTCTGCCGAGATATATAACTCCGAATCGAAGAAATCTACTTCGACTAACGTAGTTGTATTATCAGGAATCCTCTGTAAGAAGAAGTATTCCGGACTTAATTGATTCCCATCGAAATCTGGCTGAACTTGAGTAGCAATAACCCATCGAGCTACTGTTCCAGCAGGACCAATAGGAATGTTAGATACTACAGCCTTGAATCCCCCCGGAGCTTCATACACAGTGAAGATTTCTGGTCCTGGAGCAGTAATGAATCCTGTGTCTGTCTCAAAAGAGATTGCAAATAAATGAGTTCCTGCTTCGATATTTCCTGAGTTCGCCGATGTTGCAACAGAAAGGACGAAAGCTGATGGTGGAGTTCCCGCAGCGAGTCGAATGGTTCCATCACCTTGATAAACATAGACACTTCCAAATCCTCTCACTCTATTGTGAAAGGTTATATAAGCTCTGTTGTTAATGTTAACTACTGAAAAATCTTCGAAATTAACATCGGTAATAAGAGGTGCTGGATAAAGGCTATCAAAGAAATTACCAGAAGTATCAAGAACCAAGTACCGGCTTGTTTCATTCAGTCTCTTATAGAAGAAAGTTCGCCGAATGTTCGGCCGCGTGTAGATAGAGCTAACGCCAAAACGAGTAGAAATCTCGTCTGTATCGTTAATAGCTAGATTAAGACAGTCCTGAAAGAATCCCTGTGGCACAGTATCATGTTTGCCACGAGAAAAGAGTCCTTTGAACTCTTTAGTCTCTATAGGAGTGTGAATTTCTAAGCTAGTTTTTGGCATTAGAGTGTAGGGAGAGAAGTATTGCTACTCCTCTCCCTATCCTTTAACTACTTACCGATTGAAGTAAATTGCTTCACATCCATTGAACGAGTAGCACCGTTTAAGGTATTACCGAGCAAGAGAAGTGGAGCAACAGCAACAGTCGGGTCTAATGCCTGTGGAATTGTCTTGACTAAGACATCATCCACAAAGAACTCAGCAGTTCCGTCTACATCAACTGTGAGTTTAAGAGTAACCCACGCTGGAGTAACTGGAAACTGAGCCGGTAACAATGCTGAGGCAGCACTAATTACAGGAGTCAGATTCAGTTTGTTGGAAAGAGCATAGAAATCTCTCGTCGTTCCAACAGCCGTATCAGTTACGAATCCAACTAAATTAGTCGGACCTAACGTGAAGTTTCCTGCCGCAAAAGTCTCAGGAGCTAAAACTCCGTCGATAATCGGAGCAGTAACTAAGCCGAAGAAGAACTTACGATTCAGATGGTCAGTAACCATCCGAACTACAGTCTGGAGCGTGATTGCTCCATTAATTCCCGGCTTATATGGCTGAGAAGCAGAGTTACCTACTCCCGCTGCGATAGTCTCTCCAGCATTAGCTGAAGCAATCATCGTAGCAATCGCACCTTCAGGAAGGATAGAGACAACAACTCCACTATCGTTGTCAGCTAAACCATTACCAAAGACTCGGATACCCGAAGCTAAGGTAACAGAAGGCTGATTGTCCGTAACTGGAACAGACTGACCACCCTGTGGGTCTAAAGCCCAGGCATTAGCTAAGGAGCCAAAGGTCTGGCTTCCAGCAGTAGTCCATGCTGGAACTAGTTTAGTGCCAGTATTTACATACAGAATTCCAGTAAGGATATCTGTAAGCAAGCAACCCTTACCAGCAATATACTTGCCAGTAGTTCCATTTACAGGAACACCAGAGTTAACTAAGTGAAAGACACCAACTTCGGCCGCATCTTTCAATGCGCCCCAGATACTCGGAGAATTAATCATAACCCACCTCTACGGCAAGCGATTGTTAATCGCAAGGTTAGTAGTAACGAGACATGAACGGTAGACGGAATGGTCTACGCCGTCCTCTAATGCTTTGATTCTTCCTCACTCCAATCTGAAGCAAATTATCTCTGAATCGGATTGCTTCTAAATCCAACTCATTAGCTTTAATCGGATTCTCTCCGATATGTCTAGCTCCAAGTGCGCCCGTCCGGAAAGAGAGGAAATTAGAAGAGCCAATTACTTCAACGAGAGTATCTTCATCAACAATGTCGGCTAACAAACGATTGTAGTCTAGCCGAACCATTCTATCCGTTGTAGCTCCGTTGAATAGAACTTTCTGATTCCTCCAAACCCAAAGAATAAGAGTATTTGCTTGAGGAGTATTTGGTTCCCAAGCTCTCTCATTCATCCTTGCATAATCAGCATCAGGAGCGCCAACTGCTTTTTCATACAAGGTAATTGGATTAATGATATTAGCTGGAAGTGTAAGCTCCTTAATTCCAGCTAATACCGGGATATCCTCGATGATTTGCTTCTGAACGGTTACGCCATTAGTGAGTAAATAGTCTCCGAGTTCATCGTTTGCAATCTTAACGAATGGAAGTAATGCCGCATCGTTATAGATAGTTCCACCTACAACGAGGGTATCGTTAAGAACTGAACGAGCTTTATCGAACACATCACTAATGGCGGCCATTTTATGCCTTTACAGCAGCTTTCGGAACTCCAGCTGCAACAGCGGCCTGTGCAGCTAGAAATTCAGACTGATTCGTTTTGCAGATTGGGCAAATAGAAGCCTGCTGATGCATCTGAGAGAAGCAAGCAACACAACGCTTATCTGCAACTTCAGTAATCGTGAGATTCCAATCCTTCGTTAATCCAAGCGCGCGAGCGGCGTATCTTTGCGTGTCTGAAATGTAACGATGCTGATGAGACTTCTGCCAATCATCATCAGCGAGCTTAACAAGCTGAAGAAACCAATTCTTCTGATACATATTGGCTTCATCAATTTCCTTCTGGAAGTGCTTTTTTACTTCCTCTTTCGAGTAAGTTCCTTCCACGAAGAAAAGACCAGGCTTTGCTTCTGGACTGTAATAGAGCTGTCCAGTATTCCTATCTTCAACGATAGCTCTTGCCAGCGTCATCGCTGGAACTGTCATGTCGATTACGTTTCCCATTACAGGAACGCGCATACGGGAAGTGACATTAGTTCCGATGTTCAGAATCTCGATATCTCCCTCTTTAGCTGGGTCAATATGGAAATTCGACGGAATAATTCCCGGCTTGAATTCATCAATCGGGAATGGACATAGACTAACAATCGTTGCACCTTGACTATTCATCTTCTACTCCTTAACTATCCCTGTTTTAACTTCAGGCTCTTTAACATGAACTGAACTCTCGAATGTAGGTTGCCACTTTGGGTCCTCTTCTTCGAGAATATCTCTAGCAATCTTTACGTCGTTCGCTTCCTTCTTCGCAACTACTTCTGGATAGGTAGCGAGGTGTGTTCGCTCAGCTTCTGCCCAGACTTTAAGTAAGAACTCAATCGGTGCCCAAGCCAATGGTAATGGCTTATTGTTTCTATCTAAGAAAGCGTAAACGAGTTCATAGGAATAGGGCATATTAATTTCACTATGAACGCCCTTAACCTGAACATGCTGAATACGCTCTAAAACCCAACACTTCGGAAGATGCCAGTATTTCTTATGCTCCCGAATCCCAGTCTTTGTTCCGAGATATATTCCGCTCTCGGTGATATCTTCATAAGTAGCATGACGCTTGACGGTCAGATTATCCGACCACATTAATCTCCAAACGGGCATTTCATAGACAGTATCGTGTCCATGTAACCGAAGGAGTTTAGCGTTAATATCAAATGCATCCATAAAGAGTGGAGAGAGGAATTATTAGTCCCTCTCTCCTTTAGAACTACGCCGCGTGCGGGTGCCACATTCCTGACTTCGGCGAATAAGTCAGTAACATAGCACGCTGTGGAACTGCCGTAAAAGCCAAAGCGATTGGCTTATCAGTAGCAGTCGCAACTCCACCAGTTGCACCAGTAAATGCACCTGTTGGAATGAAACAAACAGTGCCAGCAAAACCAGGCCACGGAAGTGGAATCAAGGTCATTGCCAATGCACCGCTTACAGTTGTCAAGTAAGCTGATGGGGCGGGATTTAATCCAGCCGCAGAAGCTACTGTGACAGGGTTTTCAATCGACGGCCACTTTAATGGTGTACCCGGCGACTGAAATGCTAAGAAGTCCTGTTCCGGCATTTGTTTCTCCTGAAGAAAGCTTAGAAGAAAGGGGGCGATATTCTGCCCCCCGTCAACTACGCAGGAATATAACCCGTCGGCACAGCTAAGTTGTAAATATAGCTCTGCGCTGCTGGGTTATCGGTATAGAGATTCCACGACGCAACAATGTAGAAGATTTGCGACGTAGCAACTCCGCCTGAAGGTCCGCGCATCTCAAAGATACGACGACCATCTACCTCATAGAATCCCGCAGGATGCAACTCTGCACGACCCCACGTTTCCATCTTCATGATGTCAATGCGCTTTTTGTCGTGCGAATAGTCCTGCTTAACAGGAGCGCCTGCCATCCGGATGTTATCCGAGAAATACAGGTTGAGAGCTTCATCGCTCGCCTGTTTCTGGATAATAGACACGAGCTGACCCAAGTCCTCGTATGCCTGAACCTGGCAAGGATGCATACGAGCCTGCAATTTAGTGCGCTCATTGATACCAACGCGGTCGCCAATGAGATTAATTGCAAGACGAGGGAATGGAAGTGCTAAAGCTGCACCTCCAGCATCAACACCGTTTGCACGGATTTCCGGCGTAGTTGCACGGTCATATCCAAGCCACAGACCAACAGAGGAGTTGGAAATGTGATAAGGAATACCGAATAAGCCCGTCGGAGTTGGGCCATTCAGACCTTCTGGAGTAACAACGTCTCCAGCAACCAGACCAGCTACTGCCGGGAGAACGCGAATAATAGCTGCGTTCACATCGTAGTAGACAATCTTGCTCGGATTTACCGTTTTCTGAATCGTCTGAGCAGCGTTGTAGAAGTTAATACGCTGACCAAATCGAAGCAGGCGAATCTGATAGCCGTCGGTGTTGAGCTTTAACTCCGTCGTTCCACCGGGGCCGGGAGCCTGAGTAGAAACAACACCAAGAATACCGTTACCAGCAGTATGACACTGATTGTCACTCTGCTTACGGAACTCTGGCATTGCTTTAGCCATCAATTCACGGAAGGTGTTAATTACCGCCTTCTTAGAATCGTCGGTTCCCCATTCAGCTTTCTTGGTCCACTGAATACCAATCTTGAAGTGATTAGTATTAATGACACCCTTCTGCCAATCGGGACCGGAACCCGTCCCTAAATCTCCACCATCGGGGTCATAATAACCGAAATAACCACCGGGGCGCAGATTCATGGGAATCCGCATATCGCGTTCTGAGATGACTTCGACGGGACGCTTTTCAATCTCGGTATAGAAAAGGTCGTCTAAATCATAGAGAACAGGCACCTTCTTGGTGACTTTCTCCATCTCAGTCGCGAGGACTGACTGTGAATTTACCATGTGACCTATTTCTTACTCTTGAATGTGATTTTACCGTCTAAGATATCCCTATCAGAGGTCTTAGAACGGTCAATATCTTTAGCATTCAGAGTATGATGTGTCTGAGTTGATAGATTAGTCGGAACTAAACGCTTCTTTTCAGAAGGCGCAGATTTCCGACCAGTTGCTTCCTCTATAACTTTTTTTCTGGCAACTGGTAACACCGCTTTGGCGCGTGCTAGGTACGCGGATATGATTCTAGCTTTCCATTCGGGTGTAAACCTTGCCGAACTTGCTTGCTTGTAGAGCGATTTGATACTAGCCTGATATCTAGCATCATTTGTCAACATCGTGTTGACTTCGTTCTCAATGTCACGAGCGACGTTCTTTCGCTTGTAACTATCGAATTCGTACTGGGTTAATGCACCAGTAATTTCTTTGCCGAGACGGAATCGTAACGACTCGATAACACTGTCGTTAAATTCTCCACGGATTCTTTCAGCGTGTTCGTCTCTTTCTCGCTCAAGGCGCTCAACATCTGGGTCTTTCTTTGATTCCTTTTTAGGGGCAGAATTAAGTTTCGGGTCATTACTAATTCCGTCCCCCTCGAAGAAGAAATCGTCCAAATAGAGCGCAGAGTTCATCAGGTTTGTGTTGTTCGACTTCTTAGCCTGAATGTATGCCTGCTGAATAGCTCTCTTAATCGGAAGGGCGATTACCTCCGAGTAAAGCTCCTTGTCCTGAGTGAGTAGAGCCGGCAGGATATTGTGCACAAACTTACCAAGTGCAGCTTTATCCGTCGCTTCTACTGCCTGGAGTAGTTCCTTGGGATTTCCATCAAGGATATCACTCTCTAATCTGCTAAACGCCTCGTTACGACTCTTTGCTTCCTCAGCATCTTCAACTGAAGGAAACATGGTTGCATAACGTTGCTCCCTAAAGATAACATTCTTTAGGTCAGGGTATTTCTTGAATAGCTCTGGATTCGTTTTCTTAATAGCTTGATATAGCGAAACGTCGCCAGCCTCGCTATCATCGGAATCGTCCTCGGAATCCTCTCCAGATTCTTCATCATCAGAATCTGACTCATCATCCGTGTCGGTTTCTTCTGATTCAGAATCATCGTCTATTCCGCCTTCTTCATCATCTGGACCTTCTTTGTCATCAGATGATTCATCTATAGTTTCTTCAGTAGAATCATCGGCATTAAGAATGTCCATTTCAGCCTTACCTTCAGGCTGAGACTTATCAAACGTCGTAATCGTCGGAGAACCTGTTTCGTTAGCCATTATACCTGTTCCTTTGCCTTGTTGTCGTTACCTTTTACTTCTTCACCTTCGGCCGGCATTGGTGGAGCTACCATCATCTGATGAGCTTCATAATGAAGCATACAGTTCTGATAACCTGCCGGGTTTTCTGCCTTCAACCTTTGTCCTCTTGGACTATTCATAATTGCAGAGAGAATCTGCAAATGAACTTCATGATTATCAATCGGCTCAGGCATAATAGATGGCTGCATCTGTATGCCAAGCTGTTCCGGAGAAACTCCGGGAGGTAATAAGCTCATTGGGTCAACACCGGGAGGAATCCTAGCCTGAATTTCAGGTGGAATCATCGGCATTGGCTGAGCTTGACTTAATGCAAGGAATTCAGAATACTGTTTAGTCCTATCTTCCTCTCCCGGAATATAAAGGTCATGTAATCCGACGGCTTTCTTCATCAAGCCAGCGTTATTCGGATTAAACAAGACTTCATTAATCTCAGGTGAACCCATTTGCATTAACTGAGTAACAACCTGATTGATTTGTTCCCAGGTAATTGGAAGTTGGTCAGAGAACTCAGGTTCAGCTCGATTAACCTTACCTGAATCAATGACAGACTTCTTAATATCGACGTTCTTAAAGCCCGAACCCTCTTTCTGAGTGAATCTTTCATCACCTTCCATGAAAGAGATGAATTCTGAGGTGGATTTAGTGATTACGTCGCACCAGAACTCTGCAATAATCTTCCAAGTGATTCCAAGCCTTTGTAATGCATTGGCGTTGGACTTTTTGTATTCATAAGCAGTTCCTCCACCACCTTCTACAGCACCGCCATAAATAGATGGGAAAGAGCCAGTCACAAACTGCGCTCTTTGAGTGATATCTTGATTGTATGTCTCAATCTCCGACGAAAGAGTCGCTGTTTTAGTCTGAAAGAAACCTTCTGCGAGAGATTTTCCTGGGTCAGAACCCTTAGTTAAGGTAACTGAGCCGGGACGAGCCATTGATTTGTTATATTCATCCAAATCAAGGACTTCAGGCTTTACAAATGTCTCAGGAATTCCGTGCTCAACAGTTTGTAATCTGAGTTCATCAATTTCAGCCTGGATATCTTGGGCCGTTGCAAGGTTTGTTCCGAGTGGTTCGCCATGAATAAAGGATGATAAAGGATTAATCGAGATGGTCCAATGCTCGTCAAGCGACTCCTTTGTAATATACTTAAGTTCATCATTAATGAAGATGGTATAACACCCTTCGGGATAAAGGGCAAGGAGCTGATTGATTTCTTTGGTTTTTCCATCACCAAGAATATGAAATTGCCAAGGACGAAGCCATAAACATTTGACGGAAGCGACGTTTTCTGGCGCGGCTCCAAAATAGTTTGTAGCATTGCGCGCCCAATCCATCGAGTCCTGATTGGTGTATGTTCCAATCTTATTGTCAGAAAAACATGACCGAATATATGCCACGTTTTGAGAGAAGTTAAGTAGGAGGTAGCCACAATTAACTTGTTCTTTTGCATAGATACTGACTTTGACCGAACGGGGGTCAAAGATATCAATTAGGACTCGACCTTTATTAATCTTGTCTGTTCCTGTCTGAACTTCCATTTCAGACATAACAGGATTGGAACGAGGAGGAAGGGTTTGACCACAAACATCACAAGGAATTGGCTCAAGAACTGGCTCAGCCGTCCGCCCGAACTCATAGTCACACGACTGACAGTTGTTGGTAAACTCCGGAATTGGAATCGTTTCATACTTGGGCTTATGAATGACTCCGTATTTTTCGTCAGTTTTATAGTAATTGTAAGCAAAGATGGTTCCGTGATTGAAAAAGATTGCGAGTGCTCTCATGAAAATCATGGGAGCTTTGATATGTTTCTGAATTAAAGCAGAAACCTGGGAATGGGCATCAGCCGCCTCAATATCGAGGGGATTTTCAGCATCGTCAGGAAAGAATACAACTGACGGAACAGTAGTTGACAAAGCAGCAATAACGGCCTCAGCATGTGCTCTGTAAACAGCAATAATACGAGGAGGAATATTAAGGTCGTCATCTGCTTCGAGCGAGTCCCAGTCGGGAATTCTCCATCCACCTAATCCCCCACCCATTCCGGCGTCCCAAAAAAGTGCAATGATGTTATTGAAATAGTACTCTAAACGAGCCCATTTCTGAATCATTGCCCAATAAACGCCCTGGTCCTCTCGCTCGCAAGCTCGCAGAATCTGTAAAAGCTCTCCTTGTAAATCCTCAGAGATTGGGAGATTAGGATTCTCATCCTTATCTTCCAACCCAACTGGGTCAGTTACTGGAGTATCTGTAGTTGGAGCAACAGTTAAATCTTCCATTACTCAACTTCCATTGAGGACTCAAGTTCTTTATGAAGCTTATGAGCCTTCTTAGATAAAGACATTTGAGTCTCTTTCCAAGACGGCCGTCTCATACTCTTAAAAACGGGCTGAGCTTGCACTTCTTCTGTTACTTCTCTCGGTTCGAGTAGTAACGATTTCAAATAGTGATTCTCAGCCTTTAACTCTTCGTTCCACTTATTAGTGACGACGCATGTTGGACATTGAAAAGCGGCGCCTACGCGTCGTAGTAACGCGCCGATTTTTGCGCTCAAGATGTTCAAGCTTACGATACAAGCTTGTAATATCCTCTGTCCCAGCAATCGCAGCTTCCACACTTTTTAAGTTCTCCATCGTCGCAGCATCCCGAATCATGTAATCTTTGACGCCGCTAAGTAGTATTCTAAGTCCGTCGTATGGGTCGTCACCTGCAAATTCGGCAACATCCTCAGTATTAATCTGGTCGTAAATGCAATCCGGAATCGCATTTATTAGTTTCTGACAGGTGTTAAAAACCTGGAGCTTAGGAAGATTTACTTCCGGCTCTTGTGGCTTATAAGCTGAAACGTAATTCTCATAAGCCTTAGTTCCTTTGTTCCTAAAGAGATGGTCAGCAAACTCTGAATCATATGGTTCTAAATACTTCTGAATATCTGCCTTCGGCGTCCACCGGAGATATTCATGAACCAACATCTTCCCAGAGATTCTAGCCTTTTCTCCTAGAACCACTCCACACTTGAAGTGATTCGCGTTTACTGCCTTCTGTAACTGAGAGAGAATAGTTAGCATCTCTCCGCGTTGTTGAGTAGCTGAGTGGCATATTCTGATTCCTTTAATCTCCTGAGCGTGTTCGCCCGTTAAGTTAATGAAATCGTTTATCCACTCAGCTGTTTTCTTTTCCTTCTCTGCATATTCTTGGTAGACAAAAGTGCGACCTTTTGGAGATAAGGCCGCCCAACCAACCCAAGTATATGCTTTGAACCCCCAATCAATTCCGACAATCTTCGGCCACCAGTTCGGAATCTCGAATGGGTCAATAACGTGTCTAGCATTTTCAGGTTCGTCTGAAAGTGGCTCAAGCCTCCATTCATTGAATACCTGACCTTGATAAGTGTACCAATCTCCTAGTAACTTCGCTCTACGTTCTGCTTCAGGTAATGACTGAAGCTGCTGAATGTAAGTCGGATTAGCCTTTAGAATGTGAGGATTATCAGTAATCTTAGCTTGGATGAAGATTCGCTTCTGTCCAGTCTTAGAATCTGCTAATATCTTCCCACCATTCTTATATGGGTCAACAAACCTCGTTCTGAAATAAGTGTGACCTACGTTGCCAGGATTCGTGGCGCTTCTAATAATTGCTGGTAAGTCACTGGTTCGACTTCTAGCACGGGACATTGAAAGATATTCGTACTGGAATCCAGTAAACGAAGTACTTTCATCCCAAGCAATGTAATTGTACTGAGCTGTATCGTATTTCCTAACGTCTTGTTCTTTGTCTGCATGGCCGAACTTAATAATTGCCCCAGACGGAAACGTCCACTGACGTTTTGATTCATTGTAAACTCCACCGACAGAGGGATACCATTCCTTACTGCGGAGGATAATTTCTGACTCAAGCTCGGGGAAAGTTCGTCGAAGAATAAGTCCTTTGAAAAGAGGATGTTCATAGAATCCATAAATCAAAGGAAGAACGATTAATATCTCGCTCTTACCTGAACCAGCCGAACCCCCGTATAGAGCCTCGAAGATAGAGAAAGGAAGCTGAATTAACTCCTGCTGCTTTTTAGTTGGAGTCCATTCCTTCTCTAACGTCGATTGGACTTGAACATCCATTTACTTCGCAACGACAACTACCGAAAGAACCCTACTTGCTGTCTTAATTCCATTGACGCAAGTTAGAGTAAAGGTAGCCGAGTTAACTAAAGTAAGTTGAGTAAATCCACTTGCCGGAACATCTCCTACACTTGGGTCAATTCTGCAATTTAATGCATTTGAACTAGCCCAACGTAATGTAACTGTCGTCCCCGCGAAAACTGTCGTTCCAGGTTCAGCAGTAAATAGATTGATTACTACCTCTGGCTGAACAACTACAATCGGATTAGTCGGCTGAGTTGGATTGTCTACTCTAATGTCACATCCGACCGCGCCGAGTAAAGCAACTAAGACTAAAAACTTTAACTTCATGTTACTCCTTAAGACCTACTCAAGGTAATAGGAACAGAACCAGAGGTGCAACGAATGAAAGCATTACCTGGTAAAGTAGCTCGTCCATCCGTAAGATTTACAGATGAGTTAAGAACGAAGTCTGATTTAGTGGCCTTTTCAAATACGGCAGCCCCAGTATCGCAGAACATCGTTGTTGAAATAGAAGGAAGTGCATAGACTACGTTCTGAAGAAGCGTATGTCTATTAAGAGCGAGAACCATGATAGGCATTACGCAGCTCCAATCAATTTCATGAATCGGCCCTTCTGACCTACAGAGCCTTTAGTGGCAGGATTAACCGCGTTTCGCTTTGGATTGACTTTCTTACCCGGACGAACTCCAGGTCTATTCAATCCTTGCTTTACGTTCTCTTTTTCAAGAGCGTCAATTAGGGATTTCATGCGCTGACCGCCTCAACATCAATAGTCTCATAAGCATCTTCATCTTTCTGCTTAGAGCCATGAATGTTAATAAGAATTTTAGGGGAGAAGCCTTCAGAAGCTCCACGGTTAGGATTCATCCTATCAATAACCGCGGTCATGTTCTTGGCTACAGTTGACGCGTCAATCGCCGATTCTTTATGAACCTTATCTTCTACAACGCCAAGAGATTTGACTAGGATGTCAATGGCTTTATTCGACACGGCCTCGCGGACTTCCTTGGAGGCGGCCGATATAGAAGGTTGAAGTTCTGCGTTCTTCTCACCCTTGCCATTAACAATGTTGCTAACATTAGCTTGACTTGTTCCTAACGCTTTAGCAACATTTGCTTGAGTATCGACTTTGGCAAGAATTCCTGCGAGAACCTTTTCTTCGCGAGAAAGTTCTCGATGCTTTCCGATTCCTTGACGGCCCTTCAATTCGAGGCTAGACTGACCTTTCAGTCTATTCTCTAATTGTTCTTTAGATATATACATAACCCTTATTTCCAGATAGAGGCGTCACGCGCACGCGATTGTCTCATAGGATAAAGGTCTTGTCAAATCACTCAAAACATTGAGTCTTTTAGCGCAAAGCGCCAGTCCCTATTTGAGGACATTCTAGGGACAGTTGTTTTGATTTTTTTCTATAATAATTCCTTTGATTGTAGCTATTACTTTTTTCTTTTTGGAGTAAAAAGTTGAGCGTAATCAAGCTTCCCCCTGGGACAGAAAGATGAGACTCTCTGCATCCGTGTGATGGGGGTAACTGGTGTATCATCGTCAAGTCAATGAAGTAGTTGTTCATTGACGGTGATGATGAAGAACCATTCTGGTTAGTTCATTCTGAACGCTCATCCGAGCATTAAACCATTATCACGCTGTATTGACGATAGTTCCTATTTCTGCGTCCCTCGTAACATCGTTGGGGACGGGTGTAGATAACTGAGAACTAAATATCTGAAACTACCAGTAGGTCACTAGTGGAAGCGTCAAGCCTGTAGAGAAAGGTAAACTCTACTAACGCCAGAAACCATGAGAACCTAGTAGAAGTAAGAAAAAAGGATACGGGTGTTCTTTTAAGTGGCCGACGATGCCATTCAATCCAACGAAAGGTATCAATGGCTACAACAACTAACACTCCTGACTCCTCAAACAAGGCAATTCTGAAACTCGGAATCTTCAAGTTCCGACGTAAGAAGTCTGACCAGACTTATGAAGCACAACAGTTGGCAGTTCCAACGGTGGTTGTCCTTCAGCGTGGAAAGACGAAAGGCCAGACTGTCATCAAGGCAGACTACAAACCTTTCTTCGCTTTGGATGAGAAAACCATCCGAGACTTTCTCACGGCAAACAACGTGAGCATTGTCAAGGCTCTGGTTCTCGGCGGTTCACGTATCTTGCGTATCGCTGCTGCCAAAGGTGGGATGCATGATGACATGGTTATGCGTCTTATCAAGGACAACTACGCTTCGTATGAAAAGGACGAAGCAAAGCGCAAGACCGCAACCGCTGCGATGGCGACGACAATTCTTTCTCTCTACAGAGACAAGAATCGCGAGAAGAAAAGCGAGAAGTGGACTATCGACTTCTGCTACACGCGCTGCTTGGAAGAATAGTTCTTCCACAATCAACCAGCATCTTCGGCCATTTAATAGAGCACCCGTATCGTATTTGAGTGATTGGTTGGTGGGCTACATGAAAGGACAATCTCATGTATCTATTCATCAATGACAGGTCAAATCTGGATGAAATCGTTTGTCTCATTCCAAAAGGACATAAAGAGAATCCTACAGACAAGACGTTGCAGGTTTCTCTCCGAGAGGAATTGAACAGACGAGAGTTTCACAGAAATGATATCGTTCTCGTCAATAACACACACTCAGGCAGAGAATACTGTCTGTATGTGACAAAGGACGGATTCTGTGGCGATTTATTGATTCTAGACTTTCTCAAGAGAGATGAACTTGAGAAGATAGAAGAAATCGCTACAAAGATGCGTCAGAACGCAATCGACTTTCCACCGGCAGAAAAGCTCCTAAGTTAATCTTCAGTGGCCCACTTATCAATCACTCAAGTACGAATATCCTAATCATGCGTTCTGTTAGTGGCCTAGAAAGGAATAACTAATGGAACACATTAACGTCGAACCATCTCTACAAGGTTACGTATCTATTGCTGGTCTATTCCGGCAATCAATCGTATCCAAGCTGAAGTCTCAAGATGATATACAGAAGCTTCGCTCATTGATTGAGATATCTGTATATCTCGCTATCAATCATCCTGAAGAATATCACAAGATGATGAATCCACTCGGCAGTAAGTAATCTATTTCAGGCCACTTATAGAGCGCATGATTATCATTACCAGATGTTAATATCTTTCCGGGTATTAACGACAATAGTGCCAGATATAGTCCGCGATGGCTGAGTCAACTGGATAGCGGCAAAGATAGTGAGATATCTACTTTCCGAAAGCCGGTAACATTGTAGAGTCCAGCCTATCGGGGTGAATAGGGACGGAAATCTTTATTCACTCAGTTCCTTTTATTTCCAAGTTCTCATTGAGTATTCAATCTGCAATAGCTTGAGTATTGAATGAGACCTAGCAAATCTCCCCGTATCCTTAGATAGAAAGAGGTGATTCTAGGACAGTAGATTAGAATACACGCTTTAGTGCCTAATACAGCAGGAAAGGCGATTTTTATTTGTGCCGTATTTCTGTAGTATTCCTGTGCTATTTCGGTATTCTTTCTGCCGTTCTTTACCGACCCGAATCCCCGTAACTCGTTGCAAACAAAGGACTTACGGGCTTTTCACACACTACCCCTCCCCCTCTATATACTATATATATACATAATATATATATAAATATAAAGATGGATAAAAGAATGGGAGAAAAAGATAGTGATGTGTAGCCTAATGAGGACAGGTTGACAATGACCGGGGGGATGGGGTATACTGGCTTCGCCCTCGTAAGTCGTTGTGTAGTAACGGGTTAGCCAGTTTTCAGCAGTTGAGAAACAGCGGAAAAAAGGCATAAATAATGCCGAAAGACTACATAAAAAGGGCATAAATTTCTCAGTGTCCCTGCGTGAAAGTAGTTGAATTGGAGGTAAAGCTAGTGAGAACTGAATCGAGATTTGGATTCAGTAGAACTAAGATGCCAGTGAATTGTCCTGACTGCAACAGAAAGATGTCAGAAGTAAGGTATGACAACAATCACTGGAAGCATCTTTATGGTTCTAACTCGTCCGTCCGACACTACCGAGAATGTTCATGCGGTTGTTTAATCGTATGGTCATATCCAAACGTATTCGTTAGACAGCACGTTCTTCCACTGTTTAACGAAAGACTGATTCTAGGAACAGCGTAATCATTCAGGCAATGAAAGGTAGGTGAATAAGATGCCAAGACCAACAATGACTCTTTCAGAGTGTTCTTTAGAGGATGCTCGAAAGGTCGGAGCTGAAGAAGCTTGCAAGAAGAAGATTCGTGCGAGAGGTAGAGTAAAGACTCTAAAGAGTCTCTCACGAGTTCGGACTCAATTCGATTCGGGACGTAAGAGCAAGTAGTTCCGATACGTTTGTAGGTATCGTATAACCATCACTTCTTTATTTAGTTCCTTATGCCATGAGGAACTAATCGAGGAGGTTATGATTAGGAAAGGTGCGTTCGTTGAATTCACCGATGAATGGTATCAGTCTTATCCACCAGCTGATACTTCAGTAATCAAGTATGGTATCTGTCAAGAAGATACTGAACGAGAACTGAATCATCCAGTTAAAGTGATGCGAGGAGATGGAACGATTGAACTCGCTCATTTTATTCATGCTCATTCTTGGGCTGGTTGGTGCCCGGATGAATTACTCAAGCTCTATGAGGATGACTCATTAGAGAACGATTGGGATGATTGTGAACCAGATTATCCCTTCGACAACGAAGATGACGACGAAGATGATGAGGATATTGAATGAAACTCAGTAAAGCAACTATTGAGTTTCTACAATTCACCAGAAACTTAATCTGGTGTTTCTGGTTGATTCTGCTCGTTTACTTAGTTGCATCGGGAGGCTACAAGTAGTGTTACGAACTCTGACTATCAGAGATTCTGCTGAAGTCATTGAAAGCTTGCGTGTTTACGTTATCGAGAACATGATGGCTGCAAGTAAGTCATTAGATAGCGATAACAAAGCTGGAGATGACAAGGAAGGTTTTTATCTGAGCGATGATGGATTGGAAATTACCATCTACTCAGTTAATGACTACCGGCTATTGATTGGATGTGTTCTTCGTCACGCTGAAGAATACACAATCAGAACTTGAGGAGGTTCTAATGAAGCGATAGCTGAGTGAGTTTAATGACGAGTTCTCCACAAAAACTCGTCCCTTTATTTAAGTTCTAGTGAACCTAATAAGTTCTAGAACTTAATCGAAGGAGGAGTTAATGGTATCTGACTTTAGAGTGTCAGGTAAAACGAAACGGCCGCCGTGCTGCGATTTCTCTTGTTGCGGTAATAAGTTCGGAAGAATAGAGAAGTCTTTTCTTTCTAAAGGAAAGAAGCTCTATCCGAAGCATCATCAGAATCGAATCGTCAAGACACGACGATATGCAAAGCACGTTGAAAGACAGTTGATTAAGAAAGAGATTGAGAATCAACTGATTGAAGAACTCGAATCCATGCTTGAAGATATCAAAGAATGGAATGAGTTTTGGGAGGATTGTGAATGAGTTGTACTCAGAAGTCAGTCTTTCAAGTTAGAACAATTCTCGGATTGTTCTATATTTGTTCAGACTGTAAGACAAAGCATCCAATCATTAAGAAGTATCTTCTCAGTGATTATGTTCCATACACAGACTCAACTCCGAGGATGTGTGAGTGTGAAGATATCTCCCACATGGTTGAGATTGAGGAGGGTAAGTGAAGTTACGATACTTCGATGAAGAAGGAGACCTTTGCGAACAGGAGTTTAAGACTGAACAAGAATTAAACTCATTCGCAAACACACTCAATCCGAAAGATATCATTGGAGTGATTGAAGATAATCCATTCCAAGGATTAGGCTCAACGATTCGTAGTTGTATTCAGAACGAGGCTGATTTACGAGAGGAAATGTGGCTGCTTAATCTACATTTCCCGAAGAACAAGGTTAATTAAGCATGAGAGTCAATATGTTCACAGTCACTATCACTGATTCGAGAAGTAAACAGACGATGACTCTGTTTTCACTCAATCGAGTTAAGATTGAAGAAGTTCTCAACTTACTCGTCCCTCCCGTAGTAATTGAAGAAGGCGCGCACGCTACTTCAATCGGTAAAACTCGGATTGCAATCGAACAGTTCATTGAGGAGATTCGCAAATGAAGAACATCTCCAATCTTCATCTCATGCAAGATGCAGAACAGCGTCGAACAGTCATTCATACCTACTATAAGGAAGGTATGAAACGAGGACTTTGGTACGGTTTCTTTGTCGGAGCTTTCATTGGGATTCTAGTAGGAATCAATCTGTGAAGAAAGATTTTAGGCACTTCGAGGTACTCTGCAAGACTTGTAATACTTTGTATTACTTGGATTTCAGATTACCTCATGGTCTCTATGAATTCAATCTTCAGAGATACGGTGATACAGTCATTATGCGATTTGCTAGTAATGACTGTCCATTCTGTACTTTTGATGAGGATTTCCTTCGTAGGAACTAGAAAGGAGTAAACTATGCCGAGTAAGGCAGACTTGATTAGGAAGTTTTGGGAATATCCTAATCTCCGACAACAAATCCCTAGCTTGATTGATTCAGCGAGAGCTAAGTTCTTCAAGTTACAAGATGCCACTAATAACGCTGAAACAGAGTGGCATGAGATGGAGAAGGAATACTCTCGTTTACGAGAGTTAGAACAATCTGCTTGGAAGCCAGCTAATAAAGAACAAGCTGAAGGTAGATTGAATCGTGTCGATAGGGAAGTGTAAGTTCTGTAGTGCAGAGACAGAAGATGAACACTATGTTTTCTGTGATATGCAATGTTCTGAATACTATCGAATTGTAGTAGAAAGAACAACTGAACTAACATTCGAGTTTCCAGTAAACGCGCGAATCGTAGGAGGAGCAGTAATGAAAAGTGAGAAGATAGAGTTGCCGAAAGAACTCTACCAGTCTTGGCTTGAAGATGAAACTAATCGAGTAGAAGCTCTTACGCTTGAGCAGATTCAAGCTAGGATATTCGACCTTGAAAAGATTATCTTTGAGACAAAGGTAAGAGTTTCAATCGCCAACGACAAGAAGATGAAGTTAATTGGCAAGGATTGGGCCAATAACTCACGAGCGATTAGTTCACCAGACTTTAGAGTGAACTATGATGTTGACCAGCGGGAAAGAACTCCAAAGGTCAAACAAACGAAGGAAGAAAAGGCTGCTAAACAGACTGAGGCAGCAGGGATTGACCCTGTTAAGCTGAAAGAGCTGATTAAGCAGAAGATGCTTGAAAGAGCAAAGAAGCCAATGGTTCTACCTGTCAAGAAAGATGAAACAACGACAGAAGTAAAACCAGCTGCTCCAGCCGCTCCGAAATCAACTACAGCATTAGCACCGCAGCTAATGAATGACGAGGACTATGACTAATGATTTGTCCAAAGTGTAGTAAAGAGGCAGAAGTAAAGAGTGAGTTTCTAAACATTCTCACTCTTACTTGCGGCCACGCGGTTCCGAAGCCAAAGGAAATAGAAGAAGAAGAAGTTGAACTACTTAAAGTAGCAGACTTCCTTCCACTTCCTGAACTTCCGAAGGTTATTGAGCCTGAAGTATTGAAAGTAGGCGAAGTATCCCAAGTGAAGTTTGAGTCATCTGATGGTCGAGTTCCTTATGAGTTTCAAGAACAAGGAATTGATTTCATCAGAGAGTCAGGATTCAGATGTTTAATCGCTGATGAGATGGGACTTGGTAAAACAATCCAAGCTCTAGGCGCATTAAAGAAGAATCCGAAAGACACTTTGCCAGTATTGATACTGGTTAAGAGTTCACTGAAACTTCAGTGGTTCTCAGAGTTAGTTCGCTGGTGCGGAGTAAAAGGTTATCTATGTCAGATAATCACAGACGGAAAGACTGAGCCAGTACAGGGTTTTAAGGTTTACATAGCTTCTTATGACGTTCTAAGACGTTTCACTAAGAAGTCGAAGAAAACCATTAAGACTCAGTGGGGTAATGAGAAAGAAGTCACTGAATACTCTAATCCATTCTATGACTTCCCATTCAAGACCATCATCTTAGATGAGGCTCAGTCAATCAAGAACATTAAGTCTACTAGAACAGAGGAAGTATTTAGAATCTGTGAAGGTAAGCCTAATGTGATTGCATTGTCAGGAACACCGTTCAAGAACAACATTCTTGAATACTATCCAATACTTCACCTACTTAGACCAGACATATTCTCTAGTGAAGAACGGTTCGAGAAGTTGTTTGTAAAGTATGGTTGGATTGGTAGTTCCTACAAAGCAGTAGGATTGAGAGACCCAAGCTACTTCAAGGAAATCACTGAGAACTTTGTTATCAGGCGAGAGAGGAAAGAAGTAATGCCTCAATTACCTGAAATTAACAGGGTCTTTCATCACGTTGATTTCGAGACGGAGAAGATGAAACGTGATTACTATTCAGCAGAAGATGAGCTGATTAGGAATTACGAGAAAGCTGCTAGAAGTAAGTCCCCGCAAGAACTGTTAGGAATCATGGCAGTCTGTCGTCACATTGTAGGATTAACAAAGGTTAGACCTACAGTTGAAAAGATTACAGAGTTCCTGCTAGAGACTGACAGAAAGTTAGTAGTATTCGCCCATCATCAGGATGTTATGGAGTTAGTTCATCTACTCACAACAAACTGGTGTTTGGATGGAGGCTACGAACTACCACTGAAATTTCACTCAGGTCTTGGAGCTGAAGAACGCCAAGACATGATTGTGAAGTTTAGAGACTCTAATTGTAGAGTCATGATAGCTTCAACACTAGCCGCAGGAGAGGGATTAAACCTGCAATTCTGCTCAGATTGTATTCTGGTAGAAAGACAGTGGAATCCTGCAAACGAGGAACAGGCAGAAGGAAGATTCATTAGAATCGGTCAGGAACGCAATCAGGTAAATGCGATTTACATGATTGTATCAGGGACGATTGATGAATGGTTCACAGAGATTGTTGAGGAGAAACGTAGAGCTTTCAAGTCAACAATGTCAGGTAAAGAGGTTATGGAAATGGGTTCGTTGTTAGAGGAACTCATGAAAGTAATCATTCACCAGGGTAGAAACAGGACGACTAGGGGATTCTAATCCCTTAGTCGTTCGTTCGTTAAGGAGAAAGAATGAATAGCGTAAAAGTGGACAAGAAAGCAGGAGAGCTGTTATCATTGATGACAGTAATCAATAACAGGTACGATGGAATGTCCTGTATTGATTTCAGAGTAATGACAGTTGATGCAGAACTTTGGGCTACATTAGCATCACAGTTGAAAGATGCGTCAAAGATAGCCGCAGAGATATCGAATCTCTGTAAACAATAGAAAGGCGAGTCAGGCCATGACAAAGAAGAAACAAACAAGAATCATTGAGTTACATCTCAATCGTTCTAAGAAGAATCCAAAGCTCTGCCATGTAGTTGCATTACTCTTTCCATGCAATCACAAGAAGTATCTCGGTATCACTAAAACTCCAGAAGGAATGGAGGGTAATTTCCGAAGGGCTGAGTCAGCAAAGGTATGGTATCCTTCACACTATCAAGTAACTGACAGAGAAGGATGCTTTGCCTGTCCAGAAGAAAGCTTCTGGATTCATGAACTGCCAAAGCTCGAAGAACTTAAAGAGATAGAGGAGGATATAGATTAAATACAAATCAAAGTTAATCACTAAAGATTAACTCACGATTCGCAGGAAGTCTCAAAAAGTGGACACTGAAACGCTGATTTGACAAGTGTTTCAGAGTATGATACAATGACCAGAGCGGAGCGAGCGTTCCGCGGTCGTGGTTTCGCGTGGATGAAAAAAAGTACTAACCTTTTGTTAGTACTTAAAGCAAAGGAAAAGAACAATGTCAGTAGAACTCGTACAGATGTCGAAGAACACTCGCGGCAAGGATTCCCGTACTATTACGTACATGGGTATCGGCCGCCCAGTCGAACGTGTTATTGAACGTGAGACTGCTGAAGATGGAACTCCTCTCGGAAAAGATGCTCAGGGTAATCAGATTACCCGTTCGGAGACAATCACCGAGCTTGACCATCGTGGTGTTGTTACTTCGCTCGAAGATGCGCTGGAACTTACCGGCGGAGATTTGCAGCGAATGTTGGACGACTTCTCTTTCGGATTCAATCGTGAGTCTTATCAGACGGAAGCTGATAAGGATGAACTTGACCCGTATGTTATGGGTCTGGAACCGAAGGCTGCAAAAGCTCGTAAGACGGTCATTCGTGGACTTGCAAAGACTCTTTCGATTGGAGTTTTGGAAGCTGCGGAGATTGTCGCTGCGGCTGCTGCTTCTACGGAAGAAGTTTCGGCGTAGTAATTCAGACACAGATAAGAGGGGAACAGAACATCGTTCCTCTCTTATCTTTTTTGTATTGCTGTCCCTATTTCGGGACAAAACCTATTAGCGGCTCTGTGAGCGATTAAAACGGGCCTAGCTTAGTCCAGACCCGTTTTCGTGGCTTACTCAGCCTATATCGAAACGTGAGCTAATATGGGGCAATCTGGTGAGCTTCCTGTCCTTTATATATAGCCTCCGAAGGGCCATATTTGAGGACAGTTCGTGCGTGGTAGATAAAGGTCGTAAACAACTAAAGGAGAAGTGATGCGAAAGGTAAAGTCTGTAAAGCCTACTCTTATTAAGGTAGGCAAGCACTACATCAATCCGAATGATGTTGCTGCTATTCGTGAAGTCAAAGTCAAACAGAAGGTCGAGGAGGAATACGAAGATTATCAGGACGATGAAGATGTTGTCTTTACGGGCCGCATGGAAGGCTACCGCAAAAAGACCATGTTCATTGTTGACATGAAATCGAATCCGAATCCTCAGTATGCAATCTGGGTTGAAAAGGATGATGTTGAATTGCTCCTCGCACAGTTCAATATCAAAGAGTAATGAATAACATCTTCACATCAATCCAATTCCGTCATCCTCATAATTGGAACATCATTAAACAGTGGTGTAAGAAGAATCCTAATAAGACGGCCGCCGTGATATTCGAGAACGGTTCCGCTTTTGAGATTCTTTATGAACCGAAGTTTGAGGAACCAAAAAGGAAGAAACGTGAAGTACACAATCCATCTAGTCGATGATGACAATCTCGACATAAGAATAGATGATGGTAGGCAAGTTGGTTACGGTATCTTTTCTTATGCGATGAACGAATGGTATATCTACGTGCAAATAGGTATTCCACTCAACCATCTTGAGAACATCTTAGCCGAGATAAAGAAGCTGAGAGGGTAGTTAAAGTGTTCTATCAGAAACCCGATAAGAATCGAGAGCACGTAGGAGGTAGAGCAGACAAGTCAGTAAAGAGGCACGTAAGAAGGGACGCTGCATCACATAATTGCAGTATGTCCTTCGTGATTCATACCATTCTAGCACGTTATTATGACGTGCATATTGAGGAGAGTTATGACGGAATCAACAGAACCGAACCTTCAACAACTCGCTTACTTCGGAGCAAGAGAAAAGATAAAGTCTCTCGTCGAAGAAAAGCATAGAATCGACAGGGACATCAAAGAACTCAAGAGATTCATTCGAGCTGGAAAGCATAAGCTCAAGGATTCAGTAAAGAAGAAGATGAGTCCTGCGATGAGGAAAGCAATCTCAAAGCGAATGAAAGCGATGCACGCTGCTAAGAAGAATGGTACTTACAAGAAAGAAGAATAAGTGACCATTCTTTGTTGCGGAGATAGGAACTGGAAGGCCGGGTATGCAATAGAAGCCCGGCTTTCCGAATACCGTGGAAAAGATGTAACTATTATTCACGGTAATGCTCAAGGTGCAGATAGAATGTCTGCTTTAATTGCAGCAAAGCTAGGTCTATCTGTTAGGTCTTTTCAGGCGGAATGGGAGAAGTATGGCAAGGCGGCCGGTCCTATTCGTAATAGAAAGATGTTAGTCGAAGGTAAACCTGACTTAGTTATTGCTTTCCATGACGACATTAGGAATAGCAAAGGAACTAAGAATATGGTTGAGCAAGCAAAAAGAAAGGGAATCCCAACGGAGGTCATTAGCTCAACATGAAACTTGTAGCATCGAGTAAAGAACCAAAGATGTTTGATTTACTAGATGTATCTAATGGAGAGGACCCAATCTTTGTTGGATACATTCGTAAAGATATGAGGGGTCGTTGGCTCCTTTATCTTTATGATGATTCGACTCTCGATATCTCTGAGCTTGAAGAAATAATCAAGCTAATGAAAGAGTTGAAATGACAACCATTTACATCATCGTCAAGTGTGCTAACTCTGTTTACGTAACTTGCTTTCTGAATAAAGCAGAAGCAGAAGCTTACGTATTTCAGTTTCCTTTCTGTTGCATTAGACATGAGGTAAAGGATGCCTAGTCCAAGAGAAAAGCTTAATCTGTATTGGCCGATAGTTCTTCAGCATGATACGATGATGCTTGAATGTCCTTTTTGTGCGGCATTAGTTCCGTCCGGCTCAAAGTTCATTCATATCGAATATCATACGAAGCTTCTCGAAAAACTCGAAAGGATAGAAGGAAAAAATGCCCCTATTTCAAGTTAAGTTTAAGAAGTTCGATGGAACTGAGCAGACTCATACCTATCACGAATTGAAGGTAATCTGTCAAGCCTTCTTCTCAATGCTCAATACTGATATTCAACGTATTGGTATCTATGAGTACTATGAGCAGGATGGAACTGATAGATTACTCATCGAAGCACATCGAACTAAGAAGGAGGAGAATTTTATTCTAAGGCGAGTCTTTAACAGCTTTTAATGAATCAACGTCACCAAAACAGGACATTTTTGAGCTTTAGATGTAGCCACTTGACAGAAACGTAAAAGTGTGCTACAATCGTAAGGTTGGGGACTACCCTTAATCACCTTTATCTTGAGCTAAAAATAGAACTATATGCCAACAGATAAACGAGTACTTGTAATAGATTCCACTATTCTGAACGCACTTCAGAAGTGTCCCTATTACACATTTCTCTCTTTCCATAAGAATCTGCGTGCTATGGTCACAGCAGAACCATTAGAAAGAGGCGACCTAACGCATCACATTCTTGAACACTACTATCTCTCCATTAAAGATGGAGCCAAGATTGATGATGCAAGAGATTTCGCAACAGATAAAGGGAGAGTTAAATATCCTACTCTCCACATGGATGCTTCTGCTTGCGAGTGGATTATCCAGTCATTTCATCAGTATGTAGACCGCTGGAGAAACGATGGATTGAAAGTCCTCGAAGTTGAAAAGGCTTTCATGATGAAGGTGTATGAGGACGATTATCTTATCGTCTACTACGCCGGAAAGATTGACTTGATTGCAGAGCTTCCTTTGATTGGAAGAACTGCTCTCGACCATAAATCAAGGACGAGAAAGAACGACGAAACAGAACTCAACAATCAGTTCATTGGCTATGCAATCAATTCGGATTGCAATATCGTCTATGTCAATGAGTTTGGTTTGCAGACTTCTAAAGCTCCAGAGGAAAAGTTCCGAAGGATGCCACTCTCTTATACTGACGGGATGAAAGCTCATTGGCTAAATAACATCCTGAAGTATTGGGTTCGACAGTTGGATTATCATCTTCAGGAGAATGTTTGGCCGGAGATTTGGAATCCCTGGAACTGTAAGAATTGCATCTTTGCTCCAGCTTGTAAGTCATCGAATGAAGAAGAAAGAGAGCGTAAACTCAGAACTAACTACGTCATTGGCGAGCCGTGGGATGTAAGCGGCGCATTGGAAGGTGAATCTCATGAGTAAAAAAAGAGAGGCAATTTGTCCTCCACACAAATACAGGAGAAGGAATCTCAGCAAGGATAAGGACAAACCTTATCTCGTTTTCAAGTGCATGGATTGTCCGCACTATATCAAGACAGACCTTGCAGTTGGAATGGAAGCTCGCTGTTACAAGTGTAATGCTGGATTCTTTATCACAGCAAAACACGCAAGCGTAATCGCTAAACCGACTTGTGCGAATTGCGTTGCAAAGAACAACAAGAACCGGGCTATCGAGGAACAGGTAGATAACATCCTCGATGCAATCATGAAGGATATGTAATGCCGATAACGCTTGATAAGGCTAGAATCGACAAGAACTTTCGGGCTTTACTAATCGGCCCGACAGGTCGAGGCAAAACTATCGCGGCCTGTAGTTGGCCCGGTAAAACTCTCGTCATTGACTTTGATAAAAGACACAAGCCAATCATTGATTGGTATCCCGAACGTCTAGCGGAGATTTCCGTTGAAGTCATTACTCCGATTAATTACTGGACTACATTCAAGCCTCTTATTGATGACCTTGAATCCGGTAAGCTGCGCTTTGATAATGTCCTTCTTGATGGTATTACTACTCTTAGCAATACAACTGTAGTAATGCAAATGATGGTCAAAGGACAAGGGCCAGAAAAAGGAAAGATAACCAAAGGTGGAGTTGCAGTTCCATCTTGGGATGAGTTCAATGGAGAGGCTATGTTAATCACACAGCTTCTTGAAACATTGAAGTCAATCGAATCCAATCTCTTTGTAACCGCTCACCCGGTTCACAAGACAAGAATCGAAGGCACTAAATCAATCAAAGAAACTTCAATCATTTCCTTCGGAACGAAGCTGGCTCCGATGGTACCGACTTACTTTGACGAAGTTTATGCCTTCGATTACGACTTCGACCTCAATGCAAACAAACCAGTCAAACGGTATGTTTACACCGCTCCGACCGCCGACTATCCCGATGTAAAGACCGCGTTAAAGGGACTCCCACCAAAGTTAGAGATTACTGGACGCAACTTTTACGACGTAATCAAGGAGTATTTGTGAGGTCTACGTTAAAGAGCAAACAATCTGAGATAAATCATCTCAAGGAGTTGTGGGAAAGAGACCAAAATCAAATAGCTCAGTTAAAGGCCGAGTTAAAGAAGAAGGATGAGGAACTCTTTAGACATAGATACATCGCAGTTAATAGCTGGATTGAGTCTGTGTCCAAGTTAAATAACACGATTGCTCAAGCTATCGGAGAGGGTTTAGAGCAAAGAAAAATCTGAGGATATCATGTTCACAACACTCATCTACTTGATTCTGGCTCTAGCTGTTGTTGGGTTGATTGTCTGGTTAATTGAGACTCAGATTCCCGGTGCAGCTTCGTTCAAGGTAGTGATTCGAGTTGTAGTCGCTATCATGTTGATTCTCTGGCTCGTGTATTACTTCGGGCCACAGATTGATAGGGCGTTAGTTCGATAACAAATTTACTCTGGCTACTAGCAGCTTTGTCCCTGTCCCGGTAGTTAGAGTAGAAATAGACTCTGTATGCTAATACGCTCGGAATACATACAGTCGCTCCTTCTTTGCGAGGCCGGTCTATCGAGCATCTTTTCTGGTATTTGCATGAGGTATAACTCGCCCAGAGTCGTATGAAGCTCATGCAAACGGGTCTATGTTGTGGGTGATTCGACCTTAAAAACAAGAACCCCTTTGCTAGTACAGAATAAACTAGATACTCCTTTGGGGAGCCGGTTGGGAGGAAAAAATCAACCGGCCACATATTGAGATTTGTGGATGGATTCATCCATAACTACAGGCTGTGCCGATAACGGAGAGAACCTGTAGATAATAGTTTGTCCGTTCTATAATTAAAAACGGACTACAAGATTATGATTGCTCTAATGAGTAGAGAACAAATTAATCGAATCGGCTTCGGAATTGGCCGCTCGATGAAGTTCAAGAACGGCAGCTCTATTAATTGGAGTGATTCACTTTACGGCCTCCCATACTATGAAAGTTTGGGAGAATTCACTTGGTTAGGAATAGAGAGGCACAGTATGTATGGAGAAGGTTTAGGTGGAGCGCAAATGGAAAGAACTACTGGAGATTACGACCGTCCAGCAGGTCAAATCTCTATCAAGAAGGAAGTAGAGCTACAGATTTCTCATCTTGAGAAGCAGCTTGCAGTTCAACAGGAACTCAAGAAGCTTTTAGATGAGAACCCTGTCATCGAGAGGTTCATGAATCTTTCTAGAGGGATTCTCTAATGGTTACTCCACAGGACTTGCAGAACTGGTTTACATATCATGCTCCAAAAGGCGACCAAGCGGAGCGATATGTAATCATTCGAGAGGCAGCTCTGAATCTCGCTGAGATTATTCTTCAGAATACTCCAGCAGGGCCAGACCAGACTACAGCTATTCGGAAAGTTCGGGAAGCTGTAATGACTGCTAACCAGTCGATTGCTTGCGGAGAATAAGATGCCACAGATTCCAGGCGTAAAAGAGACATTCACGAAGCTAACTAAGCTTCATGAGAAAAAGAACGACGACTACGCAGGGGAACAAGGGCCATTCTTCAACTTCGATTTTGCAAAGTATCTCTCAGCTCTCTTTACCAATGCGAGAGATAAGGTCTATGCAGTAATCATCGGAGTAAAAATTGCCCGGTTAGTCGTCCTTCTTAATCGAGGTGGAAAGGCAAGCAACGAATCAGTCGAAGATACTTTCGATGATTTGATTGTCTACGCAACCATCTGGAAGTCAGATTATGTCCGTAGCAAGAAAGCGGACGAACAAGATTAAGTAGGAATTCTCCTGCTTAATAACGCAAACGTCAACAAACAAACGAAACGAGAAAAACGATGAAGTGGAATGTGAGTCCAAGTGATGTGAGCCGGGGCAAGCTTATTCAGAAGCCCGGTTGGTACACTCTTGAGATTGCTAAGTACAATGAGGAGCAATCCAAGAAGGGTGATTCAACTAACGCGGTGTTTGATTTCCGCGTTGTTTCTGATGACCCCAATGCCAATGGAGTCGAAATCCGGGTTTGGTTCAACGAGAAAGCTCCCGGTATTGCGGTTCCATTCATGATTGCTTTGGGTGCGGAACAGTTAGAGGATGGTTCTCTTTCTGTTGTGTTCTCGAAGCAGTTGGAGGGCAAGCGAGTTCAGGGCTTCATTAAGCGTGGTGAGTTCGACGGGAAACCGAAGAACGAAATCGCGGAATATGCTGCTCTGAGCTAAAGTCCGCGGACAGGCGAGTTTGGCAGTTGTTGACCTGATTAGTAGTTACGGGTTACTAGTTAGCTAGTAGCGAGGCTATTAATAAAGAAAACTGCCAGCTTTTATCCGAGGGTGGCGAAATTGGTAGACGCTGGAGCCTTAAAAGCTCCTTCTCTCCGGAGAGTAAGGGTTCGATTCCCTTCCCTCGGACTTCTCTCTTGTTAGTAACTTAGGCTGATTTGTTAAGGAGAAAAAGCATGTTCAACGACCTCAACGACCACGAAATCGAAGTTCTTCAGATGTTCGCCGACGACGCTGATACGCCAGAAGAAGATGACGATGACGACGATGAAACTTCTGACGACGATGACGACGACGACGAAGATGACGATGAGGACGACGACGAAAAAGACGACGAGTAGTTAGTTATCGGGGGAGTGAGTGGAAAAGTTGTCTGCTCACTCCCTCACCTTTACATGGATAAGATAGCACAGCTCAACCAACAGAAACACTGGACGCAGGAAGTTATCCTTACCGAAGAAATTTGGTATGATAACAATAAACCTTCTGTCCGGAAACTGGCTGATTTAATCGGCCGCTCGAAGTCATGGGTAGATAAATCTCTTAGACTTGCAATAGGTCTAAGGATAAATCCCATGCTAAAGGATTTCAAGACAAGGCATAGTGCCTATCGTTTCGTGTTGAAGAAAAGGAAGTTATCTAGATGAACATTTCAGTTCTCACCAATCCACGCGGGGCTAATTACCGTCAACTCAATTCGTTGAAGAAGTTAGTAGCTGAGTTGATTGCAGAAAGCGAAACGAAAAGTGAAGGTTTCACGTTCGCTCATACTGGTGAAAAACAAAATCAGTCAGTTCATTCGGTTGGAAAAGCGGCCGGATTCGGTATCGTTATTCATCCAACCAAGTCACCGGATATTAGTGATGGTAAAGTATTACCGTCAACCTCAAATACCGAGAGGAACCGCGCACTCGTAGATACGGCTGATATCGTGATTGCTATTCCGATGGTTGTATTCGAGTACGAAGATTCTCCACTTTTCAAGACCGTGAACTACGCCATTTCTAGAGGTAAAGATACATATCTCCTCTCTCCGCGAGGAAATGTGTATCAGGTATGGAATACCAAAGACTCCATCTAGTTAAAGTGGGTAAAAGTGGACTACGCTCCCGGAACAGGCAATCCTCATTCCAAAATCATGCTGATTGGCGATTGGGCCGGTCAGAGTGAGATTAACCAGAAGGAATCTCTCGTAGGTTCAACTGGGGATGTATTAGACCGTGCATTTTCAGAGATAGGCTATCCAGATTATCGGAGCCAACTCTACTTTAGTAACGTCTACAAGTATCATCCTGGGAATGTCTATGGAGCATTAGACAAGGAATTACTAGCGGACTCTACCCGTAAGCTCTGGGCAGAGATACAAGATATTAACCCTAATGTCATTGTAACTCTCGGTGAGCTACCACTGAATGTCGTATGCGGCGTAAAAAAGGTAATGACCTATCGTGGTACGGTATTACCTAACGAGAAGTTCGGTTATCTTCCAAAAGTAATCCCTACAATCCATCCTCTGCATCTAACGATGCCGACTAAGCTTAGTGGGGATTACTTCGAGACAAAGAAGCTCTACAACGGGATTTGGAAGAATATTCTCCAACTCGACCTCCTGAAAGCTCTCGAAGAATCTAGTTCTAGAGAGTTCCACCCACCAGACAGACTACTTAAAGTAGCGACTAACTCACTCGACGTTATTCGCTTCTTTAATCAGAACAAGGGGCGTGTCCCATACGCCGACGTAGAAACATTCCGCTCGACTCTCTGTAGTTGTCTAGGCATAGCTTTCGATAAGTATGAAGCTATGTCTATTCCTCTGTTTCAGAAGGTAGGAGATATCAAGCTATGCACAATTCCCCACAGCGACCTCGCAAGAATATGGCAAGAAATTCAAGCCCTGTTCTCAAGGATAAAAATAGCGGGCCAAAACCTGAAGTTCGACCAGTCGAAGTTGGAACTATTAGGTTTCAGGATGGCCGTGTTTTCAGATGTTATGCTGAAGGCACATACAGTGAACTCGGAGCTGCCTTCCGTAAGTCTGAGTTTCTTGTCATCAATTTACACGAAGGAACCATACTACAAAGACGAGGGAAAAGAGTTCAATCCCGCAAAGCACGACATACGGCGGTTATTTTTATATAACGCAAAGGACTGCGTTATTACCGCTGAGATAGATGAGGCTTTAGAGTTAGAACTTAAAGAACTGAGCGAACAGTTCAAGACAGACCTAGTTAAGTTCTACTACGAATACGTAGTCCCTCAACATCAGTTTTATTTCGACCTCGAAAAGGTTGGATTTGACGTAGATGAGGGAACTCTAAAGTTTCTGCAAATGAAATACGAGACTTGGAGAGACATACTTCAAGTTAAGCTGGATAGTGCAGCAGGCTACAACATCAATATCAACTCACCTAAACAGGTCAATGAGTTCTTATATGGAGTCATGAGACTCCCTGTAATGACTGACCGAAATGGTAAAGTAAAAGGCGATGAAGATGCTATCGCCAAACTTCTGAAAGATAGGGTCAAAAATGAAGCAAAGCGAGAAATTCTTAATTCTATTCTCGAATTTCGCAGAGTTAGCAAAACTCTATCCACATATCTTCTCTGTGAACGTGACTACGACAGCCGTATTAGAAGTCAATATCGTATCATTGGCACAGAGACCGGACGCTCTAGCACATCTATTCTTAGCGAGCCAGTTAGACCAGAAGATATTGGATTCGCTTTCCAAACGCTCACTAAACACGGAGACATTGGAAATGACATTAGAAGCTATCTTATCCCAAGACCCGGATATGACCTTGTTAACGTCGATTTGTCCCAGGCCGAAGCACGAGTAGTTTGTGTTCTATGCAAAGACTGGGACTTACTAACTGCGTTTGACTCGATTGATATTCATCGTCGAACTGCTTGGCTTGCTCTAGTATCAGGAGTTCTTGATTTAGAAGTCGGCCCTCATCATTCTGACAGTCTAGGAAAGGATAGCCCTGAGAGATTCATAGGTAAGAAAACAAGGCACGCAGGTAACTACAACATGAAATGGCGTGAATTTATGTCTAACGTCATTTCAGATTGTCGTCGATTCAATATCGACTTCACTATATCCAAGTTCAAGGCAGAGCAGATACTAGATCGATTCCATGCAGCTTCGCCTAAAATTAGAGGTGTATTTCATGCTGAGATTAAAGACGCTATTGATACGACTAGGGCTTTGGTTACTCCGTATGGCCGTCTTAGAAGATTCTTCGATAGAGCTTCTGATAGACTGTATGGAGAGGGATTCGCATACATCCCACAGGAAACAGTTAAAGGTCGTCTTACGAGAGCCGGTTTTAAGATTAAGCGAGAGGCACCGTCCGTATTATTCTGCGGAGAGGCTCACGATTCCTTTACGATGCAAATACCTCGTGGAGAGACAATCGCAATTTGTAGAGAAGTAATTAGACCGGCTTTTGCAGAGCCAATCGACTTTAGTAATTGCACGCTCAAAAGGGACTTTAAGCTCGTATTGCCTTGCGATTTCGAGCATGGGGACAACTACAAAGAAATGGTTAAGTTAAATGTCATGGCTTAATCTATTGCATGATGCTACAAAAGAGGCCGAAACACCAAGAAGTTTCATTTTATGGAGTGGTATATGTAGTATAGCAGCAGTAGTTAGTCCAAATGTCTGGTTGAATAAGGCAGGAAAGTATCATCTTTCTCCTAATATCTACTGCTTGCTTGTAGCAAAGAGTGGATTAGGCAAATCTTTGCCGATTTTCATGGCTAAGAAATTAGTCACTATGGTAGGCAATACCCGTGTAATTTCGGGTAGAAGCACTATTCAGAAAATCATCATGGATTTGAGTAAGAGTGAAACAGATGAAAAAACAGGAATTGCCAAGTTCAAGGATGCTAGAGGATTTATTGTCTCAGGTGAATTCTCTGTTTCAATGCAATCAGACACAGATTTATTTACCATCCTTACAGATATATACGATACTCACGCAAATGCTGACGGCTGGGTTAATTCTACTAAGGCAGGAGGAGCAGAGTACCTTAAAGCTCCTTGCGTTACCTTATTTTCAGGAAGTAGTCCCGAGCATTTTGAGGAGTTTGTCCCTAAGGTCAACATCGCTGGAGGGTTTATCGGAAGAACTCTCCTTATATATGAAGAAAAACGCTGGCGACTCAATCCTCTAGTAGATGAAGAAGAAGCTGACATTGATTTCGATAAGTTAGCTTGCCATCTAAAGAAGTTGAAAGAGTTATCAGGAGGATTTAAGTGGAGTCCAGAGGCTAAAAAGAGCTATGTAGAGTGGTATGAGGATTTCCGGCCGCGTGACCATGATGATAAGACTGGAACCGCTGAGAGATTCCCAGACCATATCTTAAAAGTAGCTATGTGTCTCAGTTTGAGTAAGGGAACTGAGCTAATCATCAGAAATGAGGACTTACAAGAAGCCTTAAAATTGTGCATGAAGTTGAAGCACTCTGTTAAGGTGCTTACTTCTAGCTCTGGTAAGTCCAATATGGCCGCTCAGACTAGGAGTGCGTTAGAGATTATTCTTAAAGCTCCAGATGGTAGGATTAGTAGAGAATATCTACTCCAGAAGGGCTTTGGAGACTTCAATTCATCTGAATTAGACCAGATTGTAGAGACTCTAATTCAGTCAGATTTCATCAAGCAAATAGGCACTAAAGAGATTGTCTACCAGATGAGTGCTAAGGGTAAGAAAATCTGGGAAGATGCAAAGGAGAAGGCGTGAACTCTAAAGAGCTAATTAGACAGTTAACTAGCTGTCCAAACCTCGAAGTTGTAGTGATTATTCCTACAAGTTTAGAAATGTCTGGTTGGAAAATAGCTAAGATAGTAGCAGTTACTATTGACCAGAAGGATACTCAAACACCAGTAGTTTGCTTAATGTGGGAGAAGTGATGAGAACAATTAATGAGATTGCCGCTGATATTGCATTTACCTCCAAATCAAAGGGTTTTGATGCTCCTAATATGGAGAACATCAATCAAAAACTCTTACTTGCAGTAAGTGAGATTTGTGAAGCTCAAGAGCAGTTACGTGATGGATATGGATTGAATGAAATCTATTACGAAACTGACCCAAGAAAGACCGTCGAACCTAAGCCAGAAGGTTTTCCAATCGAACTTGCTGATGCAATTATTCGGCTATTTCATATCGGCCACGCGGTCGGTATTGACCTAAACGCAGTTATTGAGCAGAAGATTGCTTATAACAAAACGAGGCCAGAAAAACATGGAAGGCACTTCTAGACGAGGGTTTCTAAAGCTTCTGGCGGCCGGATTAGTAGGCCATGCTGTAGATGTAGATAAGCTCCTTTGGGTTCCAGGAGCTAAAACTATCTTTCTACCTTCTGCTAGGCAGGTATATGTTCATACACTCATAATGCAACATGAGTTATTTGTACATAACCCAAGAATGATGGGTAAAATTAGTGGCCTTTTCGATGCTGACGATGTATTCTACAATCAAATCATGCATCGAGGTGTAGAAGTAATCTCATCTAGGAACATGAAGATTCCGTTGGAGTATAAAAAGTGATTGGACAAGTTTCTCGTATTTTCCCTGGAAAAGGCTATGGCTTCATTAAGACAGAAGAAGGGGATGAATTCTTCTTCCATATGTCTGCCCTGAAAGGAGTAGAATGGGCCGCTCTAACAGAGCTTTGTGACAATAAAGAAGGCCCCCTAGTGTACTTCAAGGAAATGAAGCACAATAGAGGGCCACGAGCGATTAGCGTAGAGCTTATTCCTAACGCTTAACGAACTACATCTCTTAGGAATGGCTCAACAGCTCTTTCGATGTTCTTCCTAAGAGTGTATTTCGGTTTTGGCTTCACTACTGGAGAGAGAAGGAACTCTGGGAGAGAGGCCCTCTTTCTATTAGTGTCATACATATTCATGCCAGCAAACCCAGGAATTAGCATGAATAAGTCCTGTAATTGACCATCACCCTCAGTGACATTCCGAACTGAGTCATACACGTTCTCAACAAACAATGGAAGTACTAATCCAAGTGTTTCTGCTGGAATGTTGTATGGCTTACCAGTATACGGATTGGTCTGATTGATAAGCTTAGTGATATAAGATAACTTCGGATTCATCTTATTCTCTAAATAGCTTCCAATCAGCTCAGTTGCGGAGTCCTTTCCAAACTCACCCTCATAAATCTTGTGAGTTTTGCCCTTAAAGTCGGTCACATTACCAGAGACAATTCTAGCAACTAATGTAGCTAGAGAGCCAAATCCGCCAGTAGTGTCTATTAACTGTCCATTAAGTTCAACCTTGCCGAACTTACTGGAAGTTGGGTCGTAATTACCTTCTCCCCCTGCTAATTCAAGTAGTTTCATCGCAGCAAGAGAGCTACCAAGAACACTAACCGCACTCATAGCTCGTTGTTTCTGAGCAAATCTATTAGCCTTAGTATACTCTCTGTAATCAAACAGTTTAAGCATATTAATTCTAGAGGCAGTCAATCTTGGTGACCAAAGTCCATGAGATAGTAGTTCAGAAGCTTGAGGCATACCAAGTTTCTTACTCAAACTACCGTGACCAGTCATCTCATTAACTACTCGGCCAATACTTTCAGCTACTTCTGGATTAGTTAAGTCCAGTCCTCTCTTTTCTGCAAGTTTAGCGAACAGCTTACCATTCTCAAATCGAATGTGATTCAAGAAGGCAATAGCGGCCCGATGGAATGGCTTAACAGTCCAGTGATTTTCTAGAGCCTTATTACCACCAGTGAATTGCTCTAGAACTCGGCCATTCTCTAATCCTCCGAAGTGAACCTTCATATCCTCAGTAAGCATATCGTAGTAAGGACTGTTGATTCTCTCCCACTGTTGAGCATCAAAAGCATCCTGACTTTTGAAAGCTTTAAGAGCAGGTACAAATGCTCTACGGAAAGCCTTTGTATGCAAAGCTCCGCGAGCTTGGATACCTACGAATGAAGCATCAAAAGCTGCCTTTAGAGTGGTAGTTGAACCATACGTCCACTTAAAAGCATTAGCTGCGATGTTATGAACCAGCCCTTTTACTGGCTCAGCAAGTTCACCGATATGCTCCCACGGAAGGTTAGAATAGAGATTCATCATCTCTTTTCTAAGGGCTGGCTCAGGCAGTAAATTAGCCAAAAGAGCACGTCTAGATTCAGTGATATATTCACCTCTATCTAATGCTCTAATAGCCTCGGCTGCTCGAATTCGCTTGAATTGGTCTTTACTATACAGCCTATCTGATGCATCAATAAGCTCATCTAAGACATATTGAGGCATATCAAGAGGCTTAAACTTAAGTTTTGGAGCTTCTCCTTGTAAAGCTGCCATTCTCTTAAGATGACCAGCTTCTCCAGTTTCTTCAATCCCACGTAATTTAGCTGCTTTCTGCTCTCTCCATGCTTTAACATCAAAATCACGAATTGCAGCTAGTCTAGTATTATCTCGAAGTCGCTGCATAAGCTTACCAATAGGAGTATCCATATTGATAGGTGCAGGTCTTTCTACTTCAACTTGACCCTTAACTGGCCTATCTTTATACTCAAATTGTTCAGCAACTCGACCAACAATCTTTCGTGCTTTCTTATCCATACCTTTAAGGGTAGAAAAGAGAGACGAAGGGTCAAACCTATCTTCTGGAGCAATATCCTCTGGTTTCTTTGCAGAAGATACAGGAGCTGGTCTTTCAGCAACTTCCTCTACTACAGGCTTAGGAGGTTCAGCTCCAGCTACTCCTTTTTTGTTAGCTCTAACAGTAAAGTAATCTGGAATTTCCTCATTCGCTCCAAGTTTAAGAGAGCGAGCTTTTGCCTTATTCCAGATAAGAGCCTTAGCCTCAGCAGCTTCCTTAGTAGCAAAGCCCTTAATTGGTAAGCCATCTTCATTATAAAGATGGAACGCTGATTCCTTAAGTTCCTTTAAGAGAGCCTTGCCTTTATCGCTGTTTTTAAGCTTCTCATAGAACTCTTGTAAGGCTCCAACTCCACTACCTAAGAAAGTTCCACCCTCAGATTCAGCTATCTTAATCTGCTTCCTTAGAGCTTTAGCCTCATCTAATAGAAGCTCTCTCATTCTGGGAGAAGTAGCGTCATTAGCTGTCTCTTTAATGACATCTTCCAGACGATTCCTAAGAGCTACTAAAGTCGGCTTGGGTGGTTTTACTCCCTGTTTCGGCTTAAATACTACCTCTGGAGTCTTATTAAGCTCTCGATAGGCATTTTCCTTTTGATCGATATAACGAACAACTCGACCGCGCCAAGTCTCACCTTTCTTTAGAGCATCCTTAGCTCCAGTAGAAAGGATTTGACGATAAGCAAAATCTCCAGCTCCAGCCTTATCTAATTGAGCTACTTGCTCAGCCCAATTTCTAACAGTTACATCATCGAAAGAGTCTGGAGAAGGTAAGTATCCTCTACCTTTAGGAGCCGGAACTTCAGCTCTTACAGACGGAGGTGTAGGAACAGATGGTTTATCAACCATGCTCCTTGGTTCTACTGGATATTCCTCTGCTAAAGCTGCCTTCTTTTCATCTGCTCGAACTTTACGTTCAGCAAGCTTCTCCTTGAATCGGACGGCCCTCTCAGCAGGAGTAATAAACGGCTTAATATCAGGAGTTACATGAGGAGTTCCTGTCTCATTATCCATTACCTGATAACGAGCAGCTCCAGCTCCGATATTTTCGTTAATCCCCTTTGCGTAGACTCGTGCTTCTTCAAGAGTCTTTCTTCCAGCAATAGGTCTGCCAGATTCAACATCAATGATATGGAATCGAGCCTTGCTTAACTTTTCAGCAAGCTTCTTTCCATACTGAGTCTCTCGAAGTTTCTCATAGAAGTCCTGAAGGTTAAACATCCCAGTAGATGTTCCCTTTGGCTTAATTCCAGCAGCTTCCTCAGCAACACGCAGTTCTTCTAACTCAGCTGCTTCTCTAGCAGCTTTCACTCTACCTTCTGGAGTAGATGTATCTGTTTCAGCTTGAGCTGTAGTTTTTCTTTCGGCCGCCTCAGTAGCCTTAGCTGCACGTTCCAGAATACGTGCTCTTTCTACATCGTTAATACCACGCATAACTGCATCATCAATATTCTTTGCAGCAATGTGTGGATAACGAGCAGAAATCTTAATCCTCTCAGCAGCAGTAATGTTCTGAAGAATACTAGCTTTCTCAGACTGATTTTTAAGTTCTTGAGCGACTTCAGCAGCCTTCTTCTCTGAAATTTGCTTATCTAATCTTTCAAGAGTCGAAGTTTTAGTAGGTGAATCAGGTTGACGAGCAACCTTCTCACGTAAAACTTCTAATTCAACTGCGCCTCTTTCTCGTCCGCGAGCTTCATCAGGAGTTCTATCTAATTGACGAGTTCCTTCAGGAGTTGCAGCTCTAGCTTGAACTCCCTCTGGAAGTGGCCATGCATCGCCAACTACATTCTTCTCACCAACAAACTTACCAGCTAAGTTTCTGAATGTAGTTCCGGGCTTTCTTCCTGGTAACTCAGAAGCAGGAGGAATAGTTGCACCTAATGGACGTTCAGGAACAGGAACTTCAGTTCCCGGAGGCATACCTCTATCTGGAGGTAGAGTTCTACTTGCTCCAGTTTCATATGTTCCTGGAGAAGCTTCAAATACTCCCGGCCTTCTTCCTCTTGGAGTAAAATCAAACGGAGTAGGTCTTAATTCTCCACCGCCGAATTCTCCAGCTCCAAAGTCTAATCCACCTTGATTCTCAGGCATTGCCTTGAATTCAGGTGGAGCAGAGTCATAGTTCCTCTTTAATGCAGAAGCATCAGTCTTGGTAGTAAGAATCTCTATATCTAACTGAGCTACTTTTCCCCAATCTCCTTCTCTTTTAGCGATTGACTGTTGCAGTTCAAGTTCATGAACTTTATTTGCAACTTCAGCATCAATCTTTGCAAATGCACGAGTTTTTGCTTCTACAGGAGTTGGAACTGTAGCTTCAGGTCTACCAATCTTTGGTAATGGGTCACGACCAAAGTTCAGTGGAACATCTTGAGGAACAGCAGGTGGTTTTACAACCTCTGGAGCACCTAGTAATCTAGCAGGATTAGTAATAGGAGCTGGAGGAGGCGGAACATTAGCAATAGCTTGACGATTCAAACTCCTGCCATGTAAAGTTCCGACAGTTCCACCTAACGCACCACCCATTAATGCGCCAGCACCTATGTTTTTACCATAATTTTCAATAGGTGCATCAAAACTACCAGTCTGTGCCCAATGTTGGAATGGAGTTGCAGCACCAGATACAGCAGCACCTTCTAAGGCACTTCTACCTGCTGTCTTTGCTCCATACTTAAGTATCGCACTTGCACCTTGACCAGCATACTTTGCAGGTTTAATGATTGGAGGAATAGCACCAACAGCACTCTCAACTAAGAGTTCTTTTGGTGTAGTCTTTCTTCCTGCATACCAATTACCTAAAAAGGTTCCAACTCCAGAACCAATCGCACCGCCGGCCATAGCTCCGCCAACAGTACTACCTCCTAAAGTTGGTAAAGCTGCTGGTAATCCTAAAGCTCCGCCAATTAGTGAACCACCAACAGCAGGAACTGTTCGTAATGCCTGTTCAGTCCAACTAAATTCGTGTTCTCCTTCGCCTACTTGTGCCCCACCCCCAACAGAGGATTTAGGCATATCACTATAAACATCATCAGGACCGAGAGTTCTACGACTCCTAGTGTAATACTCTAAAGGAGTCGGCATTGGATTAAAAGGTTTAGGCTGATTAGCCCTTTCCTTTATTTCCGCAAGCTTAGCCTCATATTCCTGCTTAAGACGTTCTTCCTCAGAAAGCTCTGGTTCAAGCTTTCTAAGAGAATAACCGCCTTGCGACGGCCCACTAAGAGGACGTAAGGTATATCCTTTTTCCTGTGGTGGCATTGTATCTCCTATCGCTGCTTATACTTAGCAGAACCATCAGGATTCTTATCGGCTAACGCTGCTGCTAATTCAGACTTCTTTACAGCGCCAACAGACTTGCCAGTTTTAGCATCTAATAGTTCTACTTCATCTTCACCTAAGCCACCGCTTGTTTGACCCGCTTGACCAGCAGGTTTTTGCTGAATAATATTACCAAGTTGGCTCATAACCATTGCTTTTTGAGCATCCTTAGTAGCTTTTTCAACAGGGTCTTGCTCGAAGAAGCTAAAGCCTTCAGGTTTGATAGAGTAAAGCCCTGTTTCCTCATCGTAATCGAGGTAATCAAGAGCATTAATACCCATCTTACCAAGACCTTGAAGCTTATCTCTCAATCCAGCCTTCTGCTGAGATTCAGTCATTGGTGCATACTTAAACTTATCCATTGCACCTTGAAGCTTCATAGTCTCAATAGCCTTCTTAGATTCCCCCTTCATTCTTTCTACTTCAGTTGCCCTATTAGTAGCTTCCTTAGTCCTTGCCATAGCTGCATCTTCCTGAGCTTTAGCAATCTTTGCTTCTCTATCAGTCTTTTCTTTAATAGACTCATTGAGCTTCGGTCCACGAATAGCTTGACCGGGGAATCTGTGATTTGTATAAACCACTTCTCCAGTGTTTTCATCCGTGCCCTTAACCCAACCTCTTTCCTTGAATTCCTCCATCTTCGCATCAAATTCTTGTTTGCGAAGGTCGAAGTCTCTGGTATCTTTCTCGTCAGAACGCTGGAGATTGAATCCTTGTAATCTCTGCTGAACGTCCTCTGATTCCATTCCTGCTAATGCAGAAACATTACGGAGCTTCTTATCGTATTCGGCAGAAGCTTCGTTATAAGGTCTATCAAGCATTGATTGAGCTAATTCAACTCCTTTAGATGGGTCTCTAAATCCAGCAGAGATGCCACCTAAAGTAGCTCCAAGACGAGTAAGCTTATTAGGCTTAAAGTCCTCTCGTCTTGGAGCACCTTCCATCATTTCTCGAAGTTTAGTCCTATCTGGTCTAGCTCCAATAATCTTGTTATATTCATCCAAGACACTGGGCTTAGAAACAGTCGGATTTGTTCCTTGAGAAGGAAGCTCCTGCTGTTGAACAGAAGAAGGGTCAAAAGTGGGCCGCGGTAACATTCCGCCCGGCCCAAATGGACTTGTTTGTGGACTTAATGGACTCTGTTGCCTTTGCAACAAATTCTGCATAGCTAATGGAGCATTAGCAGGATGAGTTCCAATAGGTTCCGGTGGAGGTGCTATACCTCTCTGAACTAAATCATCCATTGGGAATGATTCAGGAGCGCCAAACAAGTTCTGTTTTTTGCCTAAGCTAAAGCGTTCGTATGGCATGATTAGAACCTATACCCACTTAAACCGGGGAGTTGACGCTGCTGTTGTTGTCCGAACATGCCGATATTCTGGCCATATCCATAATTTGGCTGTTGCATTGTGCTACCACCAAATTGACCGGGCCTCATTACAGAACTACCTTGAAATAGATTCTGTTGAGATAAACCGGGAGCTGGAGCAGAACCTCCACCACCGCCACCACCTGTCAATCCACCAATAGCACTACCAATAGCTCCAATTCCAGTCAAGCCACCAGCAGCAGCTCCGATTCCTCCGATAATGTTCTCCGCAAGTCTAGAACGATTAACTTCGTCGTTCTGTAATTGCAGACCACGATTACCCTGAGTAGATTTCGAGGAATCTCCAACAGCAGAAAGCCAGGTATTCTCGAAGTCAGACTGTGGCTTGTAATTAGAACCATACAAGTCCATAAGACCGCCGTAACCGGCAATCTTACCTTTTTGTGACATATCAGCAATTCGACCTTCGGCATCGGCAGTAATTCCACCTGCACCAAGGTTATACTGATTGTCAAGTCCAGCCTGCTCAAGAGACTGACGGCCTCTCTCAGTCTGAGTTCCCTCAAGACCTGTGATGCCGTATTTCTTACCCTCTCTCTGAGATTCAGCTAATCCGATATTAGCTGCTAACTTATCTTGTGCAGAACCTTGTGCAGCCTGTCTTGCCATCTTCATATCAAGACCGGCCCCGGCACCTGCATTAGCTCCCATTCTAGATGCAGCAATTCCTTGCTGGTCACGAAGGGCATTATAAAAGGATGGAGCATTTCGTGCTGACTGTGCTCGAATTCTCTGAATGTCTCCACCAGAGTATCCACCTGTATCAGCAAAGTCAGTATATCTCTTATCAACATCAGTAAAGTCAGACAGATTAGCTGTAGCTTTCTGTCCTAAAGCTCCCTGATATCGAGCACGAAAATCGTCAATTCCACCCTGGTCAAATCCTCCAGTTTCAGCTAAACCTCGGAGTCCAGAACGCATATAATCGCGTTCTTCATCTCCTTGTTTCTGGAGTTGCTCATATCTAGAGGAATGAGTTAATCCACCACCCTCATCTTCTCTAGCTACAGCATTTCCTGACGAAGTTCCAGTGGTATTATGTCGGCCACCGCCAGCTCCCCCTATTGCTCCTTTAGCAGCACCAAAAATACCGCCAGCAATGCCACCTGGCTTTTTATAGTCAGCTGTATCCTTAGCTACAGAGCTAGGAGTAGAGCTTCTGCCTAAGAACTGATTTAAGAAAGAGTCGTATTCACCTTGAGAACGAGCTTGTTCTCTTTCAGTCGCTTCCCGTTCGTATTTCTGATTACCTTTAGCCATCGGAATCCTCGATATTCAAAACCTGGCTTCTACCGATTACATCTTCGAAGCCAAAATGTTTGATTAGTATGTCTCCGTACTCGTGAGGCATACTAAATACATGAACCTGCCTGAATCCCATTACTTTAACATCTTCAAGCATCTTCTCATGTATTAACTTTAACGATGCACCTATATCTTTCTTAGACTCTTTGCTAGGTGCGAATACTGCTTCCGCAAGCAGTTTAACGTATCCGAAGGCTATGACTTTACCATCTTTAACTACGACCCAGAACGAGTGCAAATGAGAAAAATCCGGAAAGGGATAATCTTGTTCTTTAGAGAGACGAACAATATCATCCCAATCCTTATGTTCTCCGCGGCGAACTTCAAGCATTTGGAAGTGCCTGAAGCCAATCAATAGTTTCTAAGGCAGTCCTTAAAGACTTACCTGTAGACCACGGAACAGAGCCAATGTATTGATTAACAAGCTCATATTCCGCTCTATCAAACTCAAAAGTCTGAGTTCCTTCGAGAAGCTCTCTTTTTGTCTCATCCTGAATAATCTTTTTGCCACATTCGCAATCCTTGCTAATGGCCATCAGCTTATCAAGAATGGAAAGTTCTCGACGAAGAACTGGCAATCCTTTAGATTGCGTTAGAGTTCCTCCGATAATGAATCCCTCATAAAGGAATTCAAATCGCTTATCGTCTTGCTCTACACCTTTAGTCAACTCAAACTTCTTCGTAACCTGATTCATCTTTAACTCCTAGTTCTTCATGCACAATGAAAAGTCAACGAACGGCGGCCAACTATCTCCCGGATTTGTATCACCATTATGACCCGGAAATCCTGGAACAGCATCAATAGTGAAATTATGGTTATGACCGATAGTATGGCTATGACTAGAAGCTCCATCTAAATAGCCACTAAATGAACTACCAGAGTCGAAGTTTCTAAAAGTTCCGTTTGATGCTGCTCCAGAAATATCACCAATAGCAGGCCCAGAATCCTTTCCATAAGCAGCACTACCACCACCAGCAGGAACAGAAAATCCATGAGTATGTGTATCAGAACCACCTAATTGACCAGTTCCACCATTAATGCTCCGGACAGTTCTTCCTGC